CAACACGTCCAATGAATGTGAAAACGTTGAATGGGTTTACATTCTCTGTCCTAGATGCATATGGTTGTGTAATGATTGCATGGTCTTCCCAAGGTAGGAGTGCCATGTTACCAGGAGTCTTAACAATATTAGTAGAAGCTGATGTGTTTAATATAAGTGGAACGTTAGTTGTGAAGTGTGATGGTCTTAGATGACCCTCCTTGAAATCAAGGGAGCACTTGTAGTCAACGTTAAGTACGTCACCGACATTATGGTCTGTGAAGTCATCAACAACGTAACCGTTTTTGAGACGGTCAAATCCGTTATCGTCATAGGTCTTGGTGTTTTCTGCTTGGACTTCAAGTAGAGATAGAGAAGTATAATATTCTACATGCTCTAGTCTTGTCTCAAGATCACCAATATCCTTCATAGTATAACGACGGATAATCTCAGGGTTAATGATGATATCTCTTTCTACATCATAAACATATGGACGGTACTCGAGTTGTGCTAATAACATAGCATTATCGATCTCGTCAGGTGGTGGAAGATCCTCAGATGATACACCTTGAGTTATCTTAAGTTGATTATCATGTGTTAGATATAACTTATCTGCACGTGGGAGATAGTATGAATAGTCCATACGAATCTCTGTATTAACCTTCGGTATATCGAAGATAGTAGATCCACCTGCACCACCAGATGTGTCAAATGCTCTTGCAGCAAAGTCTAGTGAAGCACATTCTACTAAGAATGGATTAGATACTGTACCATCTCTAGATGCTAACTCACCTACACCTGGACGGAAATCAACTTGGTCTCTTAGGAAGTTAATAGATCCATCTAGTTTATAGGTTGGAATTTCTGAATAGTTAATACCAGTATATGACTGTGATGAGAAGTAATCTCCAGATGATTCATGCACGAAGTAGTCAAATATGATTAACAGTTTACGAATTGGAGGTGTATACTGTGGGTATCTTGTAATCTTAGATACGTCATAGAAGTGTGCTTTCTGCCCTGCTTCTAATGTATACTGAGTGGTTACAACCTTACTACCTCTAGTTACAGATCCTTCTGCATCGTCAATGATAGCACTCAATGGTAACCCATCGTCATCTTGGCCATCAATAGTCTCACCAGCAGCAAATGGGATCTCATTCAATTGCACAACATACAATCTCAATGTTGAGTTAATGAATTGAATTACCCTACCACGTGCTCCAGAAGTCTTACCAATAACAACAGATCCGTTGTCAAAGAAGGTTGATTCTGTTAGTACTAGGTATGGTGGAGTAGCATCACTATCGTTCTCAGACTCATATACAGCATGTATATTGTATACATCATTCAATGCAAATGAGATCTCTTCATCCTCAATACGTGTGCCATACAAGTTACCATAGGCAAGACCGTATTTTGGTTGGTCATTATTAATTCTTGTGCGAAGGACATTAAGACATCTCATCTTAGCAGCAGTCTTAATCTTCTTCGATACAATATTCTTAGATATCAATGCTGTTAACTTAACTGTGTTAACATTTGCTAGACCATCAATAGTAACTGACTGTCTGTCAGCACCAAAGGTAACTGTTAATGTACCTAATTCATTGAGTGCATCAATGTTAAGGTTATCACCAACAGACCATGCAGATCCTGATTCAGCAATGATAGTTAAGATATAGTTTTCGTCATCTAGTGTTGCAAACTGCTCGGATTCAGGTAGTGAAACAGTAACACCACCAGAAACAACAGTCTTATTATTAAATGTCCTGTATACAAAGAATGACTCATCAGAGATTGCCTTCATTGATGTGCGAGGACAGTCAATTGATAATTCACCATTCTGATAATCCTTCTGGAATATGAAAGGACGCATTCTAGCCAGTGTGTTTACCTCACCGTCGGCATTTCCACTACCTTTCTTAAGTCCTGTCTCTACTAGTGCATGCTGTTGTAAGTAATCAAAGATGTATGATGACTGACCTGATGCAGCATTTTGTGCTGTAGTATTAATAGCACCAGGGTCTACTCTCATAATTCTAAGAGTATTCTCACCCTCATCAGAGGTGTTGGTTGATGTTATAACTTCACCTGGACGTAGGTCTTCTGCAAACTTAGTTCTAAATCCTTCGATTCTACCATTACCAGCACTGTCGATAGTAACAGTTGCACCTTCAATAACTCTTACATCATTGAGCATCCAGTTACAACCAAATACTACAGTACCTGATCCAGCAGAGTTTTGTCTACCAAGACACTTTCTAGTATCAGTTAGGTTATATGTGTGAGCTGCTTCTAGAGTACCAACAACTCGGCCATCACGCTCGATAACCTCGCCATTTATGAAGGCACCTGAGACTTGCTCAAGCATACAGTCTGTTGAACCTGGTGCAGATCCTTCGTCACCAACGTATCCTCTTGCCCTAGAAGTCCTTCCTACTAGCACATCACCGACTGCTACAGAGTTATTACCAGCTGCAAAGTTGATGGCAGTAAACATAGTGGGATCCATTATCCATAGTTCCCATACTCCTGTTACAGAAGATTCCTGAAGTTGGACAGTACGTGCTCTACCAATCTTTCTACCAGTAACAGTATTAGTGGTATTTAAAGTCCACTCATCGTACAACTCAAGTGTTTGATATGCTTGTGATACACCCTCACCAGTTAGCTCGGGCCATCCATATACATCATAAACTTTTACCATCTGTCCTAAACGGAATGCTAAGATGGCGTTATTTACCGATGCAAAGTCTCTTGGTTTAGGAGCATCCACATATTGTGGTACTAAAAACTCAGTCCTATAACCCTTAACATATGCTCTACCTGGGCTAATCTCATATGTTAATAGATCATCTGATGCTAAATTACCTGACTGTGTTGTTTCTCCTACTCTATAAACACCATTATTAAATCCGTCATCAAGAGTTTCTCTTGCTTTAACAGTAAAGGTGTCAATTACATAGTCTCCACTTTCTTCAAAGGTTCTTCTTGCGAGAGATCTTTCAAGTTCTGAATATGCTGTGTGAGTAACAAACTGTTCAACCTTTGAGTTGTTAATACGCAGTAATTCAATGAAGTTTTTATCTGTCTCGTCTGCGATAGGCTTCTTAGTGAGAGAAGTTTTAATTCTAAATCTGTGACCACCTGGAGCAGAATAGTTCGATGTGCCAGCTGCGTTGTCATTAAGAGACGGATCATCTTCTGGCGTAACAATTGACTCTGATACTTCCAATCCAACTCTATATGAGGGATTGTTAGAGTATTGGTCAAGGATGAGATATGATGATGGAATATCAACGAAATGTCCTCGGATAAAGTATACACCTGCATTAATATATGCAGTAGAAGCAACTGCTGTTGCATCTGTTGGAAGTAATTGAGCGAAGGGAGATCCAACCTCAATCAATGTTGTACCGAAGGTGATTTCATTTTCGGCCAATAATTGCTCGTTGGGTTGAAAAGTCTTGATACCAGTGCCACTTACAGTATCACCTGACTCAACATACTTAACGTACAATGTAATATATCCCTTCGTAGACTCCGTAGAGGGGATTGAATATAATACTTTTGCTTTAATACCTGTTGTAATACCCTCGATAATTTGTCCATTTATCTGGGTACGATATGTCTCAACATCTACTCCTAAGAAAGACTGTTGGACTACGACTGCTTGAACCTGTAGGTCATAACCAACCTGACCAGGTATAACCATAGCACCTTCTCTAAAGAAGTGCTGTCCAATCGACTCCATCTGATTCTGGAGAATCGACTGCATAGTCGTGAGTTCTCTTGCTTGAATCGGATATCCTGGTCGGAATAGGACTCTGTAAAAGTTTTTATCCTTATCGAAATCGTCAAAATAAGGACTAATATTTAGATTAGTATTCTGTGGCATTGAATTAGAACTCGATTACGATTTTGATATCCTCTATCTGGTCACCAGCACGAGTGATTGCTCCTCTGTTATCTATGTAGATAACGTCACCTGAGTTAGGATCTACTTCTGCTTTTGCATAACCATTAGTGAACGCCATACCTAGATCATATTCTGCGTTGTTTATAACCCTCGTGGAGGATCCTGAAACAATTGGGAAGTTAATATCTGGGTCAGCAGATGCACCAGAGGTTGCACCTACTATGGGGTTACCACCTTCAAACTCGATTAGGTTACCAGTAAATTCAGGGAAGATACCATCAACTCTATTCTGATAATATTTAAGTACCTTAGTAGTACTATTCCATGATATGACACGTCCTCTTGCTGTTACCTGCTGTCCACCTACAGTACGAGATTGTGTGATAATCTCATCTGTTTGGAAGTTACCAGTAAACGTAGGTGCAAAGATAGACGCTTTTGTTGCACTCAATGTTAAATCTGAGGTTAACTCTTGAGTACCAAACTTGTTAGGATTAATTACCAAACCAATACGACGGTAGTCGTTATCAGTTGGGAAGTCACCAGATCCTTCATCGTAGGTGAACTTTGTGTTGATCATCACACGGAAACCACCCAACTCAGTTGCTGGTGATGCACCATGTCCCATCGATGGAGGTATTACAACTTCAACGCTACCACCAGTACCTGTTCCAGCACCAATACCGTTGACTTCATCAATAATTACTTTACCAAAGGTGTATCCAGATCCACCAGATGTCACAGTAGCAGAAGCAATTCTACCACCATCTACAACAAGTGAGACTCTACCACCTACACCGTCTCCTTTAATAGGGACGTTTTCATATGTACCATTATTATAACCACTACCAGATGATCCAATGATAATAGTATCAATCTCTCCACCAATAGCATCTGCTACAACAGCAGTATCCTCAAGCACAGGCATATACTCGTTGGAGAAGAATTTTAAGACTTGACCAACAGGGATCGTATACATATACTTCCAACGGTAGCCATCAGCAGTCGTGATGATAGATGTTGATGTCCCAGTGGGCTCAACAGTAGAAGGTTTACCGTTAGGATCAGAAGGAGATGTCCCGTTGTAAATGCACTTATAGGTTTGATAGGACGAGTTAACAACGTAGAAGTCAGCGTCGTAAAGTTTAGTCGCACCCGATGATGCAGTTTTAGTCGAGGAGTAATCATGGCGATACATATCATAAACATAACCCAATCCACCAGTTGTTTGCTCTGGGGGAATCCAGTCGGTACGCCTGATAACCTGAATAGTGTCATTTGCTAACACTCTCTTCAAGGAGATCATGTCCGAATAGTCATCCGCAAATTCTTGGAATGAATCTACTGGGTCTGGAGGTGCATTCTCATTATCCCAAGGTTGGGGTCTGCCTATGAACACATAAAGACGATCTCTAGCACTACCTGCCAACAGGTCAGACTGCGTAGGATCTGGTCCTTCAAGTGCTTTCCTAAACCTTTCGGCAGTAAAGATTCTAAATTGGTCGGTAAGTAACGCCATTGTTAACGATTGCCTTCTTTATATTTATAGGGGTTATTCATCCTCATTTCTGACAGCACCAGTATATTCAACAGAGAATATCTTAGCAGTCGCACCAGAGGTGTTCCCTTGTAATGTTTCACCCACAGTCCAAAGGTAAGTTGTACCGTTTGGAGAAACAAGATCTTTTATGGTTAATGTGTGCAAACCTTCATTAGTACCTATCACAGGACCTGCGGTGATACCAGTAGAATGAGCAGTCATACTTGAAGTTTGACCTTGCACTTGCTCGGATGATGTGAATGTATTACTATTAATATATTCAACGATTAGAGTAGCAGTAGATGTATGAGTATCTCCATCACCTAAAGCACCAGCAGACTGAATAGTTGCAACTAGAGACTGTGGATTACCATCATATATCTGATCACCTGCTTGGAATAGAGTAGTATTCTGTCCACCAAGTGTCTCCTCTATACCATATTTAGACGAGGCAATGCCACCATCTAAGTTAATCTGGTTTTCAAACTCAGTACCAGTATTAATTAGATCAATAATACCATCACCTACACCGTCTAATTCATCATCATCTTCAAACTTTCTATTAAGAATAAGACTTAAAGGATTAGTGAATGCAACGATATCATTACCATCAAACTCTATTAATGTGTGAGGAGCAATACCAGTACCTGATGCTCCAGCAGTACCACCAACAAATGCTATAATTTTAGACTTTTCATTGGATCTACCACCATCAATAAACGCTAGTTCATCAACCTCAAAGGTTAAATATAGTGCTCTTTGCTCAGGATCCCAGTCATATACTATAGCAACTCGGTTATTAGATGATTCAATAACCCTTCTAACCTTGTCAGTTACTTGGAAACTATATGCAGTTAGTCCTGTATTTGGATCATCCTGTAGGTTATCTAAGATAACTTTCTGGTCAAAACGGAAGTTAACACCTCTGTCAACACCAGTAAATGAGTCATAATCATCACCAAGTGATACAGCAGTCTTACCTGTATATCTTACAATCTCTCTACCTATCAATAACTTACCTGAACCTGGATAAGGATCAGTAGTCTGCACAGTTATTGTACCAGTACTAGACGTAACATTAGATGTTAGTCCAGTTATATCATATACAGTAGAGTTTAGAGACTGCCTATTTCTTGCTTCTCTAATCAGGTTAGTATCTCTAGTGAAGATAATCTCTGGAGGAGTGGTATATCCACCTCCACCTGTCAATAGATCTATACTAGTAATCTTACCAAGATTAATGAATGCTTCAGCAGTAGCACCAGATCCACCACCTTTAATAATTTGTATAAGAGGAGGTGTCTCAAAGAATTCACCTTCATTAGTTAAAGTAATCTTTGAAACTTCACCAAACTGATTAACATTAGCAACACCAGTAGCACCTTGGCCACCACCACCGCTAATGATGATATTTACGTCTTCCTCTGTGTAGTTTCTACCTTGTTCCTGTATAGCAAGAGAAGTTATCAAACCTGTTACTGGAACTAACTCAGATCCAGATCCACCACCTCCAAGTATTTGTGCAGTGGCATCAAAATAAGTATCACCAGGTGTGGTCATCTGGATGAAATCTATACCACCATCATCTTTAAGGAATACCTTACCAGCTGCAGATCCATCAGAACCATCATCTTCTATCTTAAGACGTAATGGATCATATCCTTCACCTGGGTCTAATACTTCTACAGCAGTCAATTCACCTAAGTCACCTTCAATGACTGCTCTTAATACTGCGTCTCTTATAGGAGTACCACAATTCTCAACTCTTAGTCTTGGTGGATCATTGGGATCATATCCACTTCCTTTTGCTTGTACGTAAACATCCCTCACCCCAAATATACTATTGAATATTGGGATAATCTGAGCACCGCTACCTGGGACTGTTCTTGTCATACTACTACCAAATCACCTTTCATTGCTGGATGCATTGTGCACTGGTAAACATAAGTTGTACCAGCTGCTAGATCCATTGGGACTGTCCAATACTGGACTGATTCTTGGTCTCCTGTTACTCCTTCAGTCACTGCTGTACCACCTGCTGTCTGTCTGAGAGCAAGAGGGTGTGCTGCTGTTGTAGTATTATTCAACCTGTATGTAAATCCTCTATAGACATATATTGTTGGGTTATCTGTAGAAGGATCGACACCACCACCTGCTACTCTGTAAACACTATTGTTAGGTCCTGTGAAATTAAATCCTATAGTAGGTGATACTGTGGCATCCCAAGAAGTACCATTATGAATAAGATTGTTATTTTCTTGTGCAGTGTTAGAAATGTATACATCTGCGTTAACCGTTACTGTGTTTGAAGTTACAGCAGTTGTTACACCCTGGCCACCAGCGACACTAAGAGAGGATGTTGCGAGGGCAGCAGTTGTAGTACCACTGTCTCCAGTTACTGTCCTATACGTTACTTGCTCTACATTAGGAGAGTCATTTGTAATTGTGAGATTATCTCCATTAACAGCAGTACTAATACCAGTCCCACCAATGAGGTTAATAGTAGCAGTCGTACTGCTTGCGGTTTTGTTTCCTGAGTCACTTCCTATTACTCCGTAGGCATTTTGGTTTGCATCACCCAATGCCCCTGTCATGTTTATTGTGAGGGTGTCTCCGACGATTGCAGTCGAGATTTCAGTGCCTCCCGCAACTGTAAGGACATCAGTAGCAGCACTAGCAGTAGTACTGCCAGTGTCAGCAGTGAATCCTTCAAATAGATTTTGAGTGGTGCCACCACCTCCTCCACCCGAAGAATCATCATTTGCAGGCTCCCATGCACTGTTGCCAGCATTCCACTTAATAACTTGACCATCACTAGGACCTCCTCCTACTGTCATATCTACGTCGCCAAGATCACCAAGACTGTGATCCTCACCTATAATCTTCTTCCAACCACTACTAGTAGCATATCTAGCTGCTCCATCACCAGATACATATGCAAACATACCATGATGAGTAACAGCATCGGGGAGATCACCAGTTGTAGGGAAGTGATTACTATATTTTAGTTTACCATCAGCACCATCAATGTATGTTAAAGCAGATCCTGTGCCACCAGCCCAGAGATGAATGTCTCCACTGCCATTTGCTTGGATTGCTATATCACCATTGTTTGCTGATATGATTTTATGACCACCAACGTCTACATCTTCTGTAAACTTATTAAATGACCCCTCAGCAAACTGAGCACCATTCCACTTAAGTAGTTGATCCTGAGCTGGAGTGCCAACGTTGATTTGTAAATTGGTATCGTTACCGAGATTAGTATACAATTCATCAATGACGCTATTCAATTTAATAGCACCATCTCTTAGACTGTCTCCAGTCCCATCGTTTGCCGACGATCCAATTGCTAGGGTTTGCTTTGCCATGATAGTAGTCTTTACAGTGTTATTTAGGTGCCATCAAATGTTTGTAGTGTAGAGTCCATAGTAGATGAGGTACTATCGAATCTATTATCAGTGCTTCCACCATCTCCAGCACCCGCAACAGTTAATGTTACTGCATTAGAATCTAGTGGTGAGTTACTTGCAGCTTGTGGTGCACCTACAGGTCCAGCAATCCTACAACGGAATTTGTAACCAGTCATATATGAAAGTGCAGTAACTGAATATGTGTCAGTTGTTGCACCAGTTATAGCAGCAAATGCGAATCCACCATCAGTGGATCTATACCATTGATATGCAACAGGTCCGTCTTCTGGTAATACCTGTTTCTGAATTGTGAATGTAGCAGTCTGACCAGCATTAACCGTTGCATTTTGTGGTTGCAAGGTAAATGTTAGGGTTGGTACCACTCCACCACCTCCACCATCTCCACCACCAGCAGCAGCAGCCTCAACGGTGAACGTGGTGTCAATAGTTTCTCTAGTTTTTAGTCCAACAATGAATGGAAACTTAGTGATATCAGTGTTAGTTTCATCTACTGTTAGGAAATATGCATATGTACCGTCCTGATATTCAGGTGTAATGGTGAATCTACCGTTATGAAGGTCTAAATCACCAGTCCCTTCGACATATTCATAGTCCTCCATAAGAGTACCAGCTGGAGGATTATCACTTGTATTACCATAATCAGGTCTTCCTGCTATTTCTGTGTCTCTTACAGCATAACCAGTCCTCATTGTCCTAGTACCACTCAAATTATTGAATGGTGTAGCATAACCATAAGGTCCATAGATGGGAAATCCATCAAATGCTATGCCAATTATCTTAGAATGACCGTCTGGGTGACGAATATTGTCTCCATTATACTGAGTACCACCATAATAATCATTATATGATGCCATAGATGACCCTGCTCTCCAACAATCTAGGAAATGTGGGTCATGATAGTGATATTGACCTGATTGTTCTGGGTGACCACCACAATTATCCTCTCCAGAGTTGACAAAAGTGAGATCTCCAGCAGCAACCCAACTAAAACCTGATGGAGGATTGAGTCCAGCACCAGCAGAAGGGTTAAAAATAGCAACTCCATTACCAGCAATGCCAATTTGACCTAAAGGAGTGTCACCTCTTCCATTTCTTTGGTCAAAATACTCCATTGTACCACTAACAGGAGTAGTTGCTTGGTCTGCTACGATGAAATCTAGTGTAGTATCGGTAGATAACCAACATTCACCATCAATTGAAGTAAATGTTGTGCTTCTAAAGATGAATTTTTGCTTTAATCCATCACTAAAAACAACCATTATCTCATCATTGACATCAATATCAGGGTTTGGACCAGTAAAAAGAGTTAAATCGTTTGTTGAGATTGTTGCTCTTCTAACAAATCCATCATGCGTATATCCATTATTATCAAATGTGCGAGTAATTCCAAATGTGCCTCCACGGTATAAGAAATCATGATCCCAATCCTTCTCTTGTATTGTATTAGGGTTATTGTCATTAGGGAACGCACCAGGAATCACAGGAGCAGGGAGGGCATCCGATGCTACTGTGATTATCTTGGTTGCGTTATCGTAGGAAGCAGTTGCTGCCATTGTTTTACTTTTATTTAGATGTCGTCAAAGATCAGATTAGGTGTGAAGTTACTGATTACAGTAGCACCTGTCTGGACGCTAAGGATAGCGGATAGTGAGTAAACTGGAGTTGCACCAGCAGCAGTGATTGCGACTCTGTATTCGTCACCATCGTCTGCCTGTTGAGCTGCATTTGTGTTGTATGTTGCTTGGTTTGCACCAATGATGTTGCTCCAAGTCTGTGTACCATACTCCTTCTTCTGCCACTGATAATTCATTGTCTGATCATTAGTTACAGTAGAAACAACTGTGAATGCAGCAGTCTGACCTTGGTTAACAGTTACGTTAACTGGATCCTGTGTGATTGCAATTGTGCCAGGAGTAATTCCTCCTCCACCACCAGCTTCGCCACTAGGACCTTCGCCAGCGAGTACGTCAAATCCACCGTTAATTGGACCACCAACAGGAGGTGTAAAGTCATCTGGGACTACGTTATCGATTGCGACAACAGGAGCAGTATAACCAACACCAGATGTCTTAACGTCAATACGTGTGATACCCATCAATGCTTTTAACTTACCATCAAATCCAGAGGATGAAATAACATCCACGTTAGGACGATCAGTGTAACCATCACCAGGATTGGTTAGTACTGCGTTAGTGATTTGACCAGAGGTAATCTCTGAGATAGCATCAGCATTTCTACCCTTAACTGATCCAGTATATTCAAATGTAATCAGTGAGTTAGAAGATTCAATTAGAGCAACTTCTCTTGAGAATTCCTCACCTTCGATGTCTAGTCTGTCACCAGCTTCGATTGGTGGAACAACAGTTGCAGCTATAACGTCTGCGTCAGATCCAATATATGAGAAACCAACGAAGGTTGATCCCGCACGTGGGACTTCAGCAAAGATGATACGTGAACCAACGATCTCGTATGCGACTCCTGGTTCCTGAATAATACCGTTAAGTGAAACGATAATGTTATTCTCAGGACGTATAGTGTTAGAAGAAACACCTTCAGTTAGTGTCAAGGAGTAGAATAATCCACCACGCTTAAGGTTGAATGAAGATCTCAATGAGTCAAACTCGAAGGAGATATCATCTAACTGACGTAACTTACCAACGTAGTATCCGATGAATTCAGATCCAATGTCAGGTGCCTCAGCAAATTGTATCTTATCAGAGAATGCAACGTAAGAAGCATTACCACCAGGAGGTTGTAGGATACCATTAACAAATGCAAGTAAGTGACCCGCAGGATCTGGGAAGTATGCTTCACCGTTAGAAACAGTTAGATCAAATATTGTTTGTGTGCCATCAAATCCTCTGAAGTATCTGTCAACTCTACCTTCAAGTGTGCGAGCAGAAGAAATACCTGCACCCCATCCGAAGTCAGATTTAAGTGACATATTATCAAGGAATGTACCACTAGCAGATTGTACCCAGATAGTAGCAGTAATACCTGCTTGCTCTATAGCAACTACCTGTGCATAAGATTGATAGTCAGTAGCAGTGTAACTAGCAACACCAGCATATATGGTTGGGAAGTTAGATCCCAATTCTATCTTACCGATATTGTTACCAGCTTGTGTTAGATCTGTTAGAGGAGCACCAACACCCACGTCATTAATATTAGCAAGCCAGAGTTTGTGGATTCCATTATCAGGGTCATTAGTATACTTGGTTACTACAGCAGTGAATCCAGGATTCTTCTGCACAGTACCTTGTAGGAGTGAAACTTCATCACCAATATTAAATGTGTCAGAGATACCAGTATCAATAATTGCTACACCTAGATTCAACTCTAAGATTTGGACACCATGTATCCACTGATTAAGTTGAAGTTGTGTACCACTAATACCCTTAATGTCTAAGATGTAATCAGTAACACTACCGTAAATTACATCTCCAGGTACCCATGGTTCCTCAATTGTTTCTACATCAATTGCGATTCTACCACCTTCATTGCTTACCAAAGATCCAGACTTACTTGTGTAGTTGTCCATGTATGCTTCGATAGATCCAACTTTACTGAAGAACCAATCACCTGTAGCAAATGCTCCTTTCTTAACGTTGATTAAGAATCTATCAGATGGAGCACCAACTGTATGAACTGCACCACTATCAACACCCTCTAAGATATCACCGTCTGATATAGTACCAGCGATAGTATGGAGTTTGATAAATGATGTGCCATTCTCAGAATCAGGTTTTAACATCTGTAGCACAGTACCATTATTAGCAGTGCTATTCTGGACTTGTGCTGATTCTCCATTTACAAACTGGTCGTATGTACCAGGAGTTGTCTGAGCAGCAGTTGTTGGGAAGTGTGTAAAGAGTTTATAAATTAAACCTTCATTTGCATTGATGGTGCCGATCTCAGCATTAGCATTTGAGGTGCTACCAAATACAACATCAGCAGCATTAAATCCACCTTGTATTGGACACTCTGAAGTATCAGTACCAAATGTAGCAGCAGTCCTAGGTACTCCATCTCTTCTTGTGACTGCCATTATTTGAGATCCAGCATTGGACTTATCAACTTGTAGAAGTCTAAATCTACCATCATGAATATAAGAAGCACCAATCTCAAACCAGTCAGCAGTACCAGTCAACACATAGAAGTATGGTTGCTTAGTAAGACCACTTAATGAATTCTCAGATGCTGGGATATATGTTAATACATCACCACGTCTAAAGTTGTTAGGACGCTCAATTCTAATTCTATATTCAGCACGATCATAACCTACATCAACTTCTGGAGTTAGACTTACTAGATCAGGATCAGTATTATAGTCAATACCCATCTCATAATTAGTAACTCTATTTGTGCAGTCTGTAGATGCTACGAATGTTACTCTTGCTTCAGTTGGGAATTGAGACATCTCTAAAGCATACTCAATTGGGTTGAGTGAAGAGTCAATCATAAACTCAGCAGCTTCTTTATTCCACTCAAGTTTCTCTGGTGATTCAATTGTATAAACATCATATGGACTCCATCCAGTTTCAGCAAAGTCAAACAATACACTCTTAGCATATTCACGAACTCTTGCAAGACAGAATATAAGATGAGTCCTTGTTACATTGGTGTATGCAATAAAGTTACCTTCTCCATCAAACCAGTCTTGTGTCATTCTGAATGCACCAGCATTACCCTCAGTAACTAAATCATATCTTATTGCTTTAACACAATCATTAGCAAAGTCAATTGTTAAGTTAGTAGTTGGATAGTTAGTCTGAGTCTCAGCAAATGCTCTACCAGCAATTGCTTGCTTATTGAAGAGAATCATATTAGAAATCAACTTACTATTATTAGATCCATTACCAAGTGCATCGGTAAACAGATCCATCAATGTGTCAACTGCTGACGTTACGTTATAGCAAGTACCTGACTGGAAGTCAGCATTACTATTGTATGGGAATGTCTGAGTTATAGTAGACAGATGATTAGTCTGGACATTTGCTGCTTTATCAATTGTCTCGATAAAGATATCAGCTAATGTGTTAATAGCAGATGCAGTTTCTTGACATGTCTGATTCCATGAACCACTATTACCTTGACCACCATTTACAGTGTCATAAGTAACAGTCTTATCTCTAATTACAACGTCAGGAGTATACTTGACGGGCCAAACAATTGGTAGTGAGTAAGATCTACCCGCAACGTTATTAGGATTCTGAATAGCATCTGATACTAGTGCCATTAAGGTACCAATTTCACTCTCTACACCAGAACCTTCGGTGCCTGTATAATCCTCTGAAACTCTACGTGCACGATAGTATGATAGATCTGTCCTTAATGGATATGCATAAGATCTTATAGATTGGACAGGTAATATCTTACCGTCAGCATAATCTGTCACACGAGGATATGTGTGGTTAGTAGCATTACTATCTTGACTACATGTAAATGTGAGTCCATTAGTGTCAATCGTTATAGCATCATCTGTGCGTAATACATGATTAGCAACAGTCAATGTTAACTGACCTGTAGTAGGCTCATAGTATGCATCAGTAGGTGTAAGTTGAGTGCCATCATTAACAACATTAATTGCACCTGTTGCAGCACTTACAAAGTTATGCTTATAATTACCACCCTGTATTAAACATCCACTGTTGGCACTTACAAACGTATGCTGATATGTCTTACCAGCTGGTGATACACCTACGTTGATTCTTATCTTACCATTCTGGACTCTAATACCATTGTCAATACATGACTTGAATGTATGTGATCCTAAGAAGGTAGATGGGACACCCTTAAGTACTTGGACATCAAATTGATCAGTAGTTATATTAGATACTGCTAACCATTCATTACTTGCATGATCTGTAGGTCTTGGATATAAATGAGTAGTCCTATCAGCATCAAGATCACATGAGAATCCTAAAGCATAATCTTGGATATAAACGTAATCATTCGCTTTCCATATACCATTAGTCTTAGCAGATACAAATGCGTGTTGATAGTTACCACCACCAATAACAGCACCAGGTATTGCACTAACGAATGTATGATCGTATAGATCAGCAGTAGCTGCGATATTTACGTTAACTGTAATCTTACCACTTTGTCTGTGTAATGTGTTATTCTTGAAGTGCTCAAATGTATGAGTGTGGTTACCACCAGCAGTGATAGCATTATTTGTAGCAGAAGCAAATCTATGTGTGTGGTTTCCAGCAACAGTTGATCCTACATTAACAGTAATTGTAGAATTCTTCTTCTCTAATCCATCAGTAACAGCACTTACGAATGTGTGTGCATAATCACCATTACCTCTGATTGTTCCTCTGATAACTGCACCAGTTTCAACCCTTTCAATTTGATGAGTTGTAGTGTTAGAAGAAATACCAACATCAACTGTATATGTGTTTGCATCTACAACAGTAAGAGTTAACCAATCACCAGCAGCAGGATCTTGTGCTCTAGGATAAGCATGCTCAGTTGCAAAACTATCTTCCTGACACTTGAATACAAAACTCTCATTCATCAACTGAATCTTATCACCACTTGTGAATGGATGAGCATTATGAGTGATTGTTAGTATACCTGTTCCAGGGACATAAGATGCTGTTGATGGAGTGAATGCATTTTCAGATCTTACGAATTGGTGAATTGATGTGTTACTTGACTTGCTAACGTGTACTGTGATTGTATCAGCAGTAGCAGCAAGAATAGGTACTGAAGTATTATAGAATGGGTCAGTAGATCTTGGATACTTATGCTCACTACCGAAGCTGTCAGCATTACACTTGAATACTAATGACTCTTCCTCAATGTAAACTGCTTCATGTGCATACTTAAGACCGTTAGTTGTAGCAGACACAAATGTGTGTGGTGAAGTAACAGACTGAGGAGCAGTTTGTAATACCATTACATCAAATGTATCATCAGTAATGTTAGTTACTTCTAACCATCTATCACTTGGGTAATCAGTAGCACGTGGATATGTATGATTGTCAGTAGGATTATCAGCATTAGCGATACCAACTTGGACCGTAATTGTTGTAGGAGTTGGGTTGGTTACTGCAAGTTGTACTCCAGATGCAGGGTCAGTCGCACGTGGATATGCAT